GTGTGTGGGTTGGCACTTTTATACAACTTTATCGCTAGAGATATTATTGTTATCTTCACAGAACGCTTGGGAGAGCCTGTGCAGATGGACCACTTAATAACTGTCCTTGTAACAATGCTTGGTCTAAGTGGAATGAGAACATACGAAAAAGTAAAAAATGGGGAAAATATCTGATACTTCAAAGTACGCTACAGTAACACCTGCTAGTGGGGATTATATGGTTGCAACAGACGTTAGCGACGCTAATAACACTAAGACAGTAACAGTGGGCTCTATGGCCACTCCTATGCTAGGAGCACTGCCATCTGCTACACCACAAGTAGATGATAAGTTAATTGGTCTAGACACTAGCGACAGTGACAATGCCAAGAAGTTTGTAGTGTCTGATGTCTTTAAAGCCCCATCATTAGTAACGGCAGATGTTGCAAATGACCACTTCTTGTTGTTAGATGCTAGTGATAGTAGCAACCCAAAGAAAGCTCTCATAACTGACATAACATCTTTGAGTGGGTATGTTGTAGCTATGGATGCTAAAACAACAGTAGACCAAACGCTTGCGGGTACAGCAACAAAGACGCAGGTTCTTTTAGGAGGTGCTGAAACAAATACTCACGCTGACTTAGCTGCCGATGGTACAATTACACTAAAGAGTTTAGGAAATTATATTATTCAAACAAACTTTAACGTAGGAAATGTGGGGGGTACAGCATCTGTTGTTCATATACGATATGAAATTAATGGTGCTTTAGGCTCTTTGAATGATATGACACATGTTCTACCCGCATCTGTTGTTGTTAGAAACATGAGTATTTCATTCCCTATAAAAGTCACCTCCGTAAATACTACGGTTAAATTTTTCTTTGGTGTAAAGACTGGTGGTAACGCTGGTTTTGTTGGCACATCAACATCAATCAGTGGTATGGCAGGTTCTCCTCCGACAGCCGTTATGGTATATAGAGCAGAGTAATGCAAATCAGAAAAATTTCAATAGGGGCGGACTACAAGAGTAGTGCGATGCACTACATCGTGGGGCAAGAGGTACTTGGCGGTGGATATAAAATACATTTGATACAGGCTGATGATAATCAGCACAAGGTTTGGGTTGAGAAAAACAACGAAGTGTTATTGTGGAAGTCCTTTGGGCCTACAATGCCTGTGTCAGTAGAATATAATATAAATTTTTAAATGCAATCAATTCATTCGTTTTTAGTTAAACCTAAAGGCGGACGGAGATACAACAACACTAAAACTATAGGTGACGTTGATTTTATTATAAGTATATCTCCTGAAGACCATACGGTTACAAACAGAGAGGCCATAGTTGTCTCAGTTCCAGTTAATTATGAGGGAGATGTTAAGGTTGGAGATACAATCTTAGTTCATCACAATGTATTTAGAACCTACTACGACATGAAGGGTAGGCATAGAAGTGGCAAGAGTTTCCTCAAGGATGACCTATTCCTAGTTGACCACGACCAATTCTACCTATACGATAATGGAGAGGGGTGGAAGGCGCCAGGTAAATATTGCTTCATAGAGCCTGTTGCTCCTGAGCACACTTGGTTAGTTAGCTCTTTTACGGAGCAGCCACTTGTGGGTAAGATTCGTTATATTAATAATGAGCTATTAGATATGGGGTTGCAGGTTGGCGATAGAATATCATTCAGCCCTGATAGCGAGTATGAGTTTAGAATAAACGAAGAGAAGCTTTATAGGATGTTCACTGAAAACATTACGATTCATTGGAAAAGATAGAAAGGTGGCTTCAGTGTGGATGCAAACTAAAAAGAGTAAAAGGAAAGTATAGATGGCAGAGATGCCCTGACGCAGTATATATTTATGAGCAATTCGAAAAAACAAGAGACTGGAGCTGGGATAAAAAATACAGTGAACACTTCAGAGATAAAGAAAAAAATTATTGATGCAGGGTACAAGGCTGTACAGCAACTCATCAAGGTGGCTGAGGAGAATATCATCAAACCAGACCCTGACGATGAACTTGCTGCTGATAGACTAAAGAATGCCGCTGCAACAAAGAAACTAGCCATATTCGATGCGTTTGAGATACTATCAAGAATCGAGGCAGAGAAGGAGGCGCTTAATGAGGTTAAAGGTTCAATGAGAGGTTTTGCTGAGAGAAGGTCAAAATAGTTTATATCGGGTCGTAGACTCAGGTATCCCCAAGCAGGTCATAAGACAAAAGAACAAGGGGAAGAGCTGGGAGTATGGTTATAACGAGAAGTACGACATTATAATTATATCTCGTGACGGTACGCTTGGCGAAGTGTATAATATTAATGGTCTAATCATAGGACTGCCTAAAGCACCCAAAGAGGTGTACTGTAGGAGTGATAAGAAAGACGAACAATACTGGGAGCGAAAGGAATACCCCAAACAACTATACAGAATAAAGTCAATCTTTCATTGGAATGAGATGGCATCTGATTTTAAGTCGATGTGGGTTGACTACATCGAGCAGGAGTTCGACAACAGGGAGAATGGTTTCTGGTATATGAATCACGGAAAGCCTACCTATCTAACGGGCTCTCATTATATGTACTTACAATGGACTAAGATTGACGTTGGGTATCCTGACTTTAGAGAGGCCAATAGAATATTCTACATTTTTTGGGAAGCCTGCAAAGCGGACAAGAGAAGTTTTGGAATGTGCTACTTAAAGATTCGTCGTTCAGGTTTTTCGTTTATGGGGGCTTCGGAGTCAGTGAACATAGGAACACTAGCCAAAGACTCTAGGCTTGGTGTTCTATCAAAGACGGGTAATGACGCTAAGAAGTTATTTGTAGATAAGATTGTGCCTATATCCAGTAACTACCCTTTCTTCTTTAAGCCTATACAGGACGGTATGGATAAGCCTAAGACCGAGTTGGCGTTCCGTGTTCCAGCTTCTAAAATTACAAAGAAGAATATGCACGAGGTTATGGATGACGATATGGATGGCCTTGACACTACTATTGACTGGAAGAACACAGCAGACAACAGCTACGATGGTGAGAAACTGAAACTATTAGTACACGACGAGAGTGGTAAGTGGGAAAAGCCTGAGAACATTCTAAACAACTGGCGTGTAACCAAGACTTGTTTGAGGTTAGGTAGTCGTGTCGTTGGTAAGTGTATGATGGGGTCTACGTGTAACGCATTGAATAAGGGGGGTGACAACTTCAAGAAACTGTATATGGATTCCGACCCTTCTACAAGAAACCCCAATGGTCAAACCAAAAGCGGATTGTACTCATTGTTTATTCCAATGGAGTGGAACTTTGAGGGTTACATAAACAAGTTTGGGTGGCCCGTGTTTGAAAACCCTAACATAGCCCTAGAGGGAGTAGATGGCGAGATGATATCTACGGGTGCTATTACATATTGGGACAATGAGGTAAAATCCCTCAAGAACGATGCAGATGCACTAAATGAGTTCTATCGTCAGTTTCCTAGGACAGAGTCTCACGCCTTTAGGGACGAGAGCAAGTCATCCATATTTAACCTAACTAAGATATATCAGCAAATAGATTACAATGACTCTATTATAAGAGACCACTATGTTACTAGGGGCAAGTTCTACTGGAAAGATGGGCCTGATAGTAAGGTTGTCTGGAGTCCTGATAACAGGGGCAGGTTTTTAGTCTCTTGGATTCCACCTAGACATCTTCAAAATAAGATTGTAGAGAAGGGTGGTAGGAAAAGGCCAGGCAACGAACATATGGGTTCTTTTGGGTGTGACCCCTACGACATATCAGGAACTGTTGGCGGAGGCTCGTCAAACGGCTCACTACACGGACTGACTAAGTTTCATATGGACGAGGGGCCTTCCAATGAGTTCTTCTTGGAGTATATAGCAAGACCACAGACAGCAGAGATATTCTTCGAGGATGTACTTATGGCATGTATATTCTATGGGATGCCAATACTTGCGGAGAACAATAAACCGAGACTATTATACCACTTCAAGAATAGAGGGTATAGGGCGTACTCTATGAACAGGCCCGACAAGGCCCTTAACAAGCTCTCTAAGACCGAGAAAGAGTTGGGTGGTATACCTAACTCATCTGAGGACATAAAGCAGTCTCACGCAGCAGCTATAGAGTCTTATATAGAAAAGCATATAGGCCTAGATACTACGGGTGAGTATAGAGAGGCGGGGGACATGGGTTCTATGCCTTTTACAACCACATTGGAAGATTGGGCTAAGTTTGATATAAATAATCGTACAAAATATGACGCATCTATTAGCTCTGGATTGGCGATAATGGCCAACCAAAGACACCTATATAGACCTGAGGTTAAGCAATCAAAAATAAAGATTAACTTTGCAAGGTATAATAACAAGGGGAACATAAGCGAATTGCTGAACTAAATGAAAGATGTCAAAGTAAACATTCCGTCAATGTACTTCCCTAGCCAGTTTGCCTCGGACGAGGAAAAGGCTAGTATGAAGTATGGATTAAAAATAGGCCAAGCAATTCAATATGAATGGTTTCGAAGAGACGGCAACAATGGTAGGTACTACGACAGGTATCGTAATTTTCATAAACTAAGATTATATGCTCGTGGTGAGCAGTCGGTGGCTAAGTACAAAAAAGAACTTGCTATAGACGGAGACCTCAGCTATCTAAACTTAGATTGGACTCCTGTTCCTATACTTCCAAAGTTTGTTGACATTGTGGTTAATGGTATGTCTAGCAGACCATTTACCGTAAAGGCGGAAGCGCAGGATGCAATGTCTGCTGACGAAAAGAACGCATACCAAGAGATGGTAAAGGCGGATATGATTGCTCAGCCTGTTCTTCAAAAGATAAAAGATGAGTTTGGTGTTGATACATTTAATGTAGACCCTGAGCAGATACCTGCCAATGATGACGAGTTAAACATCCACCTTCAATTAAATTATAAGCCTGCGATAGAGATTGCTGAAGAGACGGCGATAAATACCATTCTTGAAGACAATGACTATGATGATACTAGAAAGCGTATAGATTACGATTTAGCAGTGTTAGGTATGGCGGTTGCAAAGCACGAGTTCAATCCTGGTTCTGGAGTTGAGGTTAACTATGTTGACCCAGCTAACGTAATTCATAGTTACACTGAAGACCCATACTTTAATGATTGCTTCTATTGGGGAGAGATAAAAACAGTTCCAATTACTGAGCTTATCAAGATTGACCCATCGTTAACGCAAGAAGATTTAGAGAAGATATCTAAGTATAGTCAGAACTGGTATAACTATTACAATGTTCAGCAGTATTATCAGAATGATACGTTTTATAGAGACACGGCCACCTTGTTGTATTTCAATTACAAGACAACCAATACCTTTAAGTACAAAAAGAAAATATCTGAAGGTGGCGCTGTAAAGATGGTGGAAAAAGACTCTGCGTTCAACCCTCCACCAGAGATGTTGGAAGAGGGTAGGTTCGAAGTAATCGAAAAGACTATTGACGTTTGGTATGAGGGCGTAATGGTTATGGGAACTGACATTGTTCTTCGATGGAACATGATGGAAAATATGGTTAGGCCAGCATCAGCATCTCAGCATGCTTTATCTAATTATGTTGCTGTTGCACCAAGAATGTACAAGGGTAATGTAGAATCACTAGTTAGACGTATGATTCCATACGCTGACCTCATTCAGATTACACACCTAAAGATTCAGCAGGTTATGAATCGAATGACTCCTGACGGAGTATTTATTGATGCGGATGGCCTTAGCGAGGTAGACTTAGGCACAGGGGCAGCGTACAATCCTGAAGATGCACTAAGACTTTATTTCCAAACAGGTTCTGTTGTTGGTCGTTCTTACACTCAGGACGGTGAGTTCAACAACGCTAGAGTTCCTATTCAACCTATCACGGGTCATTCTAGCCAAAGCAAGTTACAGGCATTATTAGGAAACTACAATTACTACCTAGATATGATTCGTAGCGTAACGGGGCTAAATGAGGCTAGAGATGGTTCAAGTCCTGACCCTGATGCACTAGTGGGTGTTCAGAAACTAGCGGCAGCCAACTCAAATACAGCCACTAGACATATTATGGAGTCGAGTATGTTTATTATAAAGAGATTGTCCCAAGCGATATCTTGTAGAATAGCAGACATACTTGAGTACTATGAGTTTGCAGAAGAGTTTGCAATGCAGATAGGGAAGTATAATGTCTCTATGTTGGAGGACATCAAAGACCTGTATATGCGTGACTTTGGTGTATTCATACAAGTCGCACCAGATGAGGAGCAAAAAGCAATGCTTGAGCAAAACATTCAGATGGCGTTAAGTAAGAATGATATCAACCTAGAGGATGCCATTGATATAAGGGAGATAAACAACACTAAGGTTGCGAATCAACTTCTCAAGATAAAAAGAACGAAAAACAAGGAGGCTGAGCAACAGCAACAAATGGCTCAACAACAAATGCAAATGCAAATGCAGATGCAGTCTCAACAGCAAGCAGCGCAAAACGCTCAAGAGAAGTTGTCTATGGAGCATCAAGTCACTCTTAGGGAGCTTCAAGCCGAAGTGGCTTTTCAAATTGAGAAGTTAAAGAACGAGGCTCAAATAAAGAGTCAGTTAATGCAGCAACAATTTAAGAACGATTACAAAATAGCCTTAATAAAGGAAAGAAGGCTTAACGAAAGAAATGAAGAGAAAGAGGTTGCAAAAGATGAAAGAATTGACAGGCAAAACACTCAACAATCAAGGTTGATTGAGCAAAGAAAAAAGGGTGGCGCTCCTATTAATTTTATGAAAGAGTCTGAAGACCTCAACAAGGTAGCGGAGGGAGTTGGAGACCCATTCGCTCCAAAATAAAAAAGTAGTAACTTTACACGAAATTTAATCTATGAAAATCAAAGTAAGGGCTTTAGACTCTGGAGAACAGAAGTCTAAACAAGAAATTGAAAAAGAATTATTGGATAAGCACGAGGCCGAGCAGGAACAAGCTGAACCACAAAACTCTAATACACAACAAGAGGAGCCCAAACAAGAAAACAAGTCACTTAGTGACGAAGATGTTCTTTCATATATATCGGAAAGGTATGGCAAGAAAATCGAATCTTTCGATGAGCTAACCGCCGAGAGAAGTCAATCTGATGAACTACCAGAGGATGTTAAGGCGTACTATGAGTACAAAAAACAAACTGGTAGAAGTATGCAAGATTTCTTAAGGCTTAACACTAGCACGGATGATTTGACGGAAGACCAGCTTTTATTTTCTTACTACAAGGAAGTAGAGCCAGACCTAGACGATACGGATATAGATATACTCATTTCTGATAGATTCGACACTGACGATAATAATAGTAAAGAGTCTAAAAGAAAGCAAGTAGATAAGAAAAGAGAATTGGCTAAAGCCAAAAAGCATTTCGAATCTCAAAGAGAGAAATATAATGCGCCACTTGAGTCAAGGGCAGATGCAATTTCTAGCGAAGAGATTGAGGCTTACCGAGAGTATGTTAATCAGGCGAAAACCTATGAGGAGCGAACAAAGCGACAAACAGAGTTTTTCAATGAGAAAACAAAGGCTGTTTTCAATGATGATTTCAAAGGTTTTGAAGTTAATATCGGAGACAATTCTTATACATATTCACCTGGCGAAGCGAGTCAAGTTATGAATGACCAATCAAACCTAAACAACTTTATATCAAAGTACTTAGATGAGGATGGTATGATTAAGGACGCTCGTGGATACCATAAGGCTTTAGCTGCGGCCATGAACCCAGAGAAGTTTGCCAAGTTCTTTTATGAGCAAGGGCGAGCCGAGGCTATAGAGAGTGATGCAAGGCGTGCTAAAAATATTAATATGGATGTCAAGCAAGCTCCACAATTCTCTAATAAAGGTGGGTTCAACGTTCGTAGTGTCGGCCAAAGTCGAGGCAACGGACTTAGGATAAAAAGTATTAAAAAAACATAAAACATAAAAAATGGCAGGTTCATTAGCGGGCACTCCAGGTTTTAATTTACAACCTAGTGCAGAGAGGGTCGCAACCTCATCAAATTATTTAACTGACTTCAACTTTTTGAATCAGTATTTACCAGACGTTTACGAGGCTGAGTTCGAGCGTTATGGCAACCGTACTATCTCTTCTTTTTTAAGAATGGTAGGTGCAGAGATGCCAACTAACTCTGACTTAATCAAGTGGGCTGAGCAAGGTCGTTTGCATATTAAGTATACTCAGTGTACTACAAGTAATGCGGCGGGAGCAACAGCAGCAGGTACTGTTGTTACTTGGACTGTTGGGGATAGCTTAACAGACTTAGGTTTTACTGACGGTCAAATTGCATTAAGAGTTGGGCAAACAATATTTATTTCAGACAATAGTGCTGGTTCATCATTGTCGGACAGAGCTGTTATTGACACAGTTGATTATAGTGCGGGAACTTTTACGGTTAAGTACTATGGTGCAAGCCAAAACGTTCCAGCTTCTACAAACTGTACAATTTTTGTTTACGGTTCAGAGTTTAAAAAAGGAACAGACGGAATGGTTGAGTCTTTAGAGGCCGATGGTTTGATTTTCGAAAACAAGCCAATCATCATCAAAGACAGATACACTGTTACTGGTTCTGATATGGCTCAAATCGGATGGATTGAAATTAGCACTGAAGATGGAGGAACAGGATATCTATGGTATCTAAAATCAGAGCACGAAACAAGACTTCGTTTCGAAGACTATATGGAGACTGCAATGGTTGAAGCTGTTCCTGCTGAAGACGCTTCAGGTGCAGAGACTTTACTTGGTAATGGCTCTATTTCTCCATACAAAGTTACTGCTGGTTCTGAGGGTGTATTCCACGCTGTAGAAACAAGAGGAAATGTTTGGAGTGGTGGTAACCCAACCACACTTTCTGACTTTGATGCTGTTATTCAGAGACTTGACAAGCAAGGTGCTATCGAAGAAAACGTATTGTTCTTAAACAGACAATTCTCTTTCGACATTGACGATATGCTTGCTGCTCAAAACTCTTACGGTGCAGGAGGTACTTCTTACGGTCTTTTCGACAACGACGAGGAGATGGCATTAAACCTTGGATTCTCAGGATTCCGCAGAGGTTATGACTTCTACAAGACTGACTGGAAATACTTGAACGACCCAACAATGAGAGGTGGATTAGTAGGTGGAGCTGTAAACGGACTTTTAGTTCCTGCGGGTTCTACGACTGTTTACGACCAAGTTCTTGGTAAAAACGCTACTAGACCATTCTTACATGTTAGATACCGTGCATCAGAAACTGAGAATAGACGATACAAAACGTTTATTGTTGGTTCTGCTGGTATGGTTGATGGCCGTGTTGGAACTAGCTTAGATGCTATGCAAGTACACTTCCTTTCTGAAAGAGCGGTATGTGTAATGGGAGCTAACAACTTCTTTATTTTCAAAGGGTAATATCCCTTAACCTTATGGGGGGAGGTAACTCCCCCCTTTTTTAAATTAAATCAAATGAAAAATAAAATCTACGTTTTAAAAAGTAAAGCTGCACCGTTAAGCTTTATTCTGGCTTCAAGAAACACTCATAGAAAGCCACTTCTACATTTCGACGGAAAAACTAACAGAGCGCTTAGATACGCTTCAAATCAAAAAAGCCCATTTGAGGACGAACAGGATGGTAATGCTATATTAGAGCCTGTTGTTTTTGAAAATGGATTTTTAACTGTTCCTGAAACAAATCCTGTGTTACAGAAATTCCTTGAACTTCACCCAGGTAATGGGCAAGTATTCGAAGAAGTAAACACAGAAAAAAATGCTCAGGCAGAACTCGACATTATAAACTACGAGGTAGACGCTCTTATCGCTGCCAAGCAAATGGATATCTCTACAATGGAAACTGTGGCTAGAGTTTATCTTGGTTCAAGAGTAGACTCAATGACTACTGCTGAGATTAAAAGAGATGTGTTGATGTTCGCTAAGCGAAACCCTCAAGCATTCTTGGAGTCTATAGAAGATTCTACTATTGAAATTCAAGATTTAGTGGCTAGACTATTTAATAATAGCTTACTATCTCTTAGAAATAAAAACAAAGAGGTATACTACAACCTTCCAAATAATAAGAAAAAGCTAATTAACGTTCCTTACGGTGAAGACCCAAGAGACGTTGTGCTCGGCTTACTTATCAAAGACGAGGAGGTTATGAATGCACTCGAAAAACAATTGAAGAAAATAGAGGTATAATAAATATTTATTTCTATATTTGATTCGATAGATAGTTCATAATTATTGTTTAGAGAGCCCTTCGGGGCTCTTTTTTTTATTTATTATATTTGCGCTATGGAAAAATATTTACGTATAAACTCACTAGCCATAGCCAAGGCTGGGGATACAAGTGTTGCTCCCAACACAAACAATGAATTAAAAGGAAGTGGAGCTGTTGATTTCACAGTAGTAGCTGAAGCAGGAGACTTTGTCTTAACTTCAACAGGTGGTAACAATGGCCCTGCGTATTCGCTTGACAAAGTAGTAAGCGTAACTGACGCTGACGAATTAATACTAAACACAACTTCCACGTTTGCCATACCAGCGAGCAAGCAATTTAACATATATGATAAGGATACTCGAAGAGATAATATCATTAGTTGTAACGATATCGTATCTATAGTTCAAGTCGGAGGTCTAAGAGATTTTACTGCTGGCTCTCCAATTGTTGGGCTAGTGTATAATGGCATTGAGATTCAATATGCAGGCGGAGCATTAATGACTATTGTGTTCGAGGGCAATGACCCAAACGAAACTAAAGCAGGTCTTTTCCTTGACGCTCTTATCAATCAGATAGAAACACACTTGCAATCTAGTGCTACTAAAGTAATGGCAGACTTTGTAATTCCTCCAAACTCAGAAGAGTTCGTGGTACTACAGAGAGGTTCAGCAGCTGTTGCAGTTTCTTAGTATATTTGCATAGTATTTTTTTTACCATAAATTTTTTTTACCATGGATACAAAGTATTTAGAAGTAACTGTCAAGAACGAGCAAACTCAGTTGGTTCGTATCAATGACATTATTATTGTAGAGCAAGCGGCTGACAATAAAGTTGAAATCACCTATGTTGGTGGCAAGAAAGTGACTATTAATCACGACACTATGGCCGCTAACAACGAGGAGGTTAGAGATAGAGTTGAGTCAACAATTGTTGATGCGTTGCAAACAAAGTGGAGAGATGTTGTTCATCCTCTTTCTTTAGCAGGTATTGCTGACACTGGAGGTGCTGTACCTGAAGTAACATCTATTGATATTGCTTAATAAACTATATTTTTAGTTTTAACTAGGGGTCGGTTTCGACCCCTTTTTTATTTTGTATCTTTAGCGTTATGATTAACGAAGTTCGCCAAACTGTACTCGCTATAGCGAATAAAAACAACTACGGATATATACCACCAGAGGATTTCAATAACTATGCACGGCATGCTCAGTTGGATGCATTCAAGGAGTTTTTCTATGATTATAATGACCAAGTAAATAGACTTAACAAGAGGGTTGCGGTCAATCAGTCTACAGCGGTGAGCGCTTCTACAAACGAGGCATATGGAGACCTCGCAGAGCGTAAGCGGCAAGTTATAGAGATATTCTCAGAAATAAAATCACTAGACAATATTGCTAGCAGTGGAAGTCACGTTTTTGACAGGCCTAGCGACTTATACCTTCTTAATAAGCTAGTATACTACAACACGCAAAATGCTTCGGGCACACAAACTGCTTTTAGCGCTACGCCTACTGCGCCAACACTAACTGACAGTGGGGCTACATTTACCACTTCTGTTTCCGTTGGTGATTTGGTGGTGAATACATACACATCAGACACGGCGTTTGTAACGTCTGTCACTGATACTATACTAGGCCTCACGGAAGACATATTTAAAAACTTAGGAGGTGGATTATCTATGACATACAAAATATTTAATCCAAGCAAATACTCAGAGATTGAGATTCAAGACCCGTCAAAAATTTGGTCTCTTGATTCGTCGAACCTAACTAAGCCTACTACTATGTTCCCATCGTGCTTAATCCAAGGAAACAACGTAATTATGTACCCCAATAGTATAACCAACAAGGGTAGCGTAATTGCACAATACATTAGAGAACCACTTGACCCTGCGTGGACAGGATTTGCTGAGGGTTTATTTAACCCTTCAGAGCCAGGATATCAGGACTTTGAGTTGCCCGAATCAGAGATTCCACTACTTGTAAATAAGATATTACAGTTAGCTGGCGTTTCAATCAGAGACGAGCAAATTTATCAATATACGGTGGGACAAGCATCAATTGAAGACACACAAGATAAGTAATGGCATATTTGACAGGATATCAATATTATGAAAACGCAGGAGCCACTCCTGAAAATGCTAACTGGGGTTCCTATCAGTATGTATCCCTATCAGACATCGTAAAGAACTTTATGATGATGTATACAGGACAAGATAAATTGTTAGCAAACGTATCTAGGGCTCAGATTATATTTCACGCTAAGCGTGGTATCCAAGAATTAAACTACGACGCATTCAAGGAGATTAAAGCGTTAGAGCTAGATGTTTGTGATGACTTAAGATTTATCCTTCCTAACGACTATGTTAATTGGGTTAGAATATCTATGTTTAAAGACGGCTGTCTATATCCGCTCACTGAAAATATTCAAATAAATAGTGCAAAGGCTTACCTACAAGACAATGACTGCAATATATTATTTGATGAACTAGGGAACATTATTCAACCTGAGCAGTCAGGATTAGACATAGGCAGAATAAATAAAACAAATAAAAGTATATACTTAAACGAGGGGAGCAAGTATCACGGCCAAGAGGCATATCTCATCGACAATAGATACTACTTTGACTTTCCAATTGGAGCTAGGTATGGGCTAAACTCAGAGACGGCTAACTCAAACCCTACGTTTAAGATTGATAATAAGGGTGGCGTAATAAACTTTTCATCAGGAATGGGTGGAGAAACGTGCATCGTTGAATATATTTCTGATGGCATGGAGGGTGGAGATGATTCACTCGTGAGTGTGAACAAGTTGTTTGAGGAATATATATACGCTTACATAAAATATATGCTTATTAATTCAAGGGTTGGTATTCAGGAATATGTTGTTAGAAGGTCTCAAAAAGACAAGTCCACGCTACTTAGAAATGCTAAGATTAGAATGAGCAACATTCATCCTGGAAGATTGCTAATGAATTTAAGAGCACAAGGAAACATAATTAAATAATGAAAGAAACTAGGTCTTTCCTTAAAGGGCGCATGAATAAAGGCGTCGACAAGCGCATCCTACCAGAGGGCGAATATATTGACGCTATGAATATAAGGGTTAATAGCCCTGGCAACAATGACGACATAGGTGCTGTGCAAAATGTGAAGGGAAGCCGAAGGCTAACTGAATTAGAGTTTGCAGGTCAGAGATTGTCATTTGCTGCTAAGTGTATCGGAGCATTTGCTGACGACACAAACGAAACTATATATTGGTTTGTTCACGACCCAGGGGGGACAAATGCTGACGGTCAAACTGCTGTTGCGGTAGATATGATTGTGTCTTACAACATGAACACAGACCAACTCTTATATCATGTCATATCAGTTAGTGTATTAAATTTCAATCCAAAATACCTAATTACAGGAGTAAATAGGATTGATGACTTACTTTTTTTTACTGACGATTTAAACCCTCCTAGGAGAATAAATGTAAATAGACACTATGCGTTCCCTACAGGGGCAAGTCCATATACAGACGCTCTTACGGAAGATGACATCAGTGTTATTGTGAAGCCACCAGCACTACCACCATCAATAAAAATGGTCAACACTGGTGCTGAAGAAAATTTTATTGACGACAAGCTTATCGCATTTGCGTATAGGTATAAGTACAGAGACGGGGAATGTAGCGCATTGTCTTCATTTAGTGAGTTGGCTTTTCAGGCTAAAAAGTTTGAATTTAATCGCTCTTCATATGATAATGGCGGGATGGAGAACAGGTTCAATGCTGTTGAAGTAACATTTAACACGGGCCCCAATAGCGTAGATAGCATTCAATTGTGTTATAAGGTGAGCGACACTAACACCATCAGTGTAGTTCAGACCTACGACAAAAATGATTTAGGATACCCCGACAATATAGACAAAACAATTGTGTTTGATAATAGCAAGGCATATGCTGCACTACCATCAAATCAATTAGCTAGGGCATACGACAACGTTCCACTAAAGGCAAAGGCACAAACCATATCAGGCAACAGGCTTGTTTATGGTAATTATAACGACGGAAGAGACCTAACTGATTCGGATGGGAATGATGTTAAAATAGCATACACGTCTGAAAGAAAAATAAATACTGACGACTTTTTTAAGACTTCTGCGAACACGACCATTAACACAATTACATATGACATTGAGACTCCTTCCGCTACTAGGTCTGTCGAGGGCAAGGTTACAGTTGATTTTTCTGATGTCAGCTTGGAAAAGGATAATGAAATAAGCCTAATATTCTATTTTACTAGAGACGACTCTGTATCCACATACTCGCTTTTAACTGACGAGGTTAAAACTTTTGAAGCTGAAATAAGCTACGTATTACCTAAAACATACACATCTATTTATGAAGTTTTCTCTAGTGATGAGTTTAAGAGAGCACTAGGATATTTAGATAGTACGGGCACAAACCTAAATTTTATAAATACATCTAGCACATTAAACAACAATCCTATGTGTGGGGTGTCTAGTAATTTCACGGAGGAGTATATATGTGCTTACGAAAGAATAAGAAATCGCTCGAACCTAACAATGCTAGGAGATGGCATAAATGGAATAGGTGCTACAGTAGGTTTACTTGTACAGACTAAGCCAATAGAAATAACCACAAATCCAGGAAGTAATGATGTGGGCTTTAGTTTTCCTGCATTCAAAGTTTCTCATGATGGCGCTAATTATTATGAGTACTTCGACGTTACGGCAGTTGACTTTTTCTCTTCTCAAATTGGTAATGGTCAAAAGTCGTTGCATAGTAATAGAGACTATGACCTTGGCATTGTTTATTTGGACGAATACAATAGAGCGACTACGGTGCTTACTTCAGAGAACAATACCACATATGTTCCCGCAAGTGGTAGTGATGAAATCAATATAGTTAGGGCAAGAATACCTCTGACTCAAAAACCACCTGCGTGGGCTAAGAAATACAAATTCTTTTTAAAGTGCTCTGGAGGCAACTACGATACAATATTTTCTGACGTAGCATATATCGACAATACCGATGGAACTTGCTACTTCAAGTTAGAGGGTGATAACCAAAACAAGATGAAGACGGGTGACGTTCTCACCGTCAAGGCAGACTCATCAGGGACTTTAAATAAACTCTCTAAGGTTACTGTTTTAGATATTGAAGCGTTTGGGGAGAATGACGTTCCTGGTAATACTACTTCACTTCAAGGTCTTTATATGTCTATAAAGCCAGAAAACAAAATGAGTGTTGAAAGTGTGGGCACAGAAATAATTAATATAAGCCCAGAATCAAAATCAACACGAGGGGGCGCACAGCCTTCTATGTTTATAAAACTTTACGAGGAGACTGGGTCTCCTTCCGCTGCTGACAACTATCCTATAAACGCAGGTGATTTAGTTTCTTTAAGAATAACTCATCAAAGAGAGGGGACTACAGCAAGATGTGAGGAAATAATTGACGAGTTTAGAATAGACAATTTTGTAGCTCAAGCCGATTACGCAAACTTCAAGGAGTTTTTTGATGGCCATAACGGCGGTATAAATTGGAACGACATTAAGTTTGACTCAGGGGCAGGAACTTTAGATGCAAGATATTATAGTGCACTAGGAACATCTCAACCACCACTTAGCGCCGCAACATTCCAAGGAGCTCCTCAAGGAGAGCATAGGTTTCAGTTTGTGGCAGACTCAAATGGTAGAATACTACTCAAAACACAAGCAGGAAGAAAAGGGTGTAGGCGTCTAAAGAAAATGAAAACCACAGGTAAGGTTAAAATCATTAAAAACTCAGGTTTTTACGCATTTGAAACCCAAGCCCAAGAAATAACATCAGAAATATACTACGAAGGAAATCAAGTTTTTGATATAGCCAATGATAGTGCGAGCAAATTAGTGCACAAGGGAAATGTTCAAAATCAGGATACAGCTACTAGCACAGATGCGATATGCGACTTAAACTTTCACAACTGCTACACTTTCTTCAATGGCGTAGAGTCATTAAGCGTAGGTGATAGGGTAGCCTCGCACAAGTTCTTTTTAGGAGAGCGAGTATCAACTGAAGTTGATGTAAATTATGAGGAGGCCGATAGGTTTGCATCAATGACCTACAGCGGGTTTTACAACGATGAAACAAACTATAACTCTCTTAATGAGTTTAATCTAGCGGATATCAACTACAAAGACCTTGATAAGAACTTTGGGGAGATAATGATTTTAGCTGACAGGAGCGAAGATATATTGGTTCTTCAAGAAGACAGAATATCTAGGGTGCTAGTGTCTAAAAATATATTGTCAGACGAGCAAGGCAGCGAACTGCTTGCTAAATCAAATACTTTTTTAGGCAATCAATTACCAAGACCAGAGGAGTTTGGTATTAGTAGAAATGCTGAGAGTTTTGCCAAGTATGGATACGACTATTATTTTACTGATGCCAAAAGAGGAGCAGTTATAAGAGTTTCGGGTACGGGTGCTAGGGCTCAAAATGACCAAGTGGCTATAGTTTCTAATGTAGGCATGAAGTCTTTTTTTAGAGATGAACTAAAGAGTTCTATAAACAAAATAAACTTGGGTGAGTATGATGAGCACTCACAAGAATATGTTCTATCTAGCACTATAGAAAATTTGCCAGAGCCTACATTTATAGAGCCCTGCAACGTGATTATTAACAGAAGAATTGACGGGCCTGAATCTGGAACTAATAGTAGTACAAATACCGATATAGATGTAGGGGATACTGTTGGAGATATAGCAATAGTGGTAGACATTGAAGACATAAAAGACTTTGTTGTCGATGGAGATGTAACTTCCAATCCTACGTCTAAGGTTAAGGGAACTGCAACTGAAACGGGAGCGACCAACAAACTTATTGACGAATCTCAAACTTTTAGCACGTCAGTAGTTGTTGGAGATATTGTTAGGGTTGATGGCACAAGCACCGCTATAGCGATTGCCACTATTGATTCTGACACACAACTAGGTTTCGCTGCAAAAATAGGCATAGAGCAAGGGCAGTCTTACACCATTATAAGCGCTGCAAATTCATTGAAGCTTATAGATACCAATGCTACGTTTGTTACTAGCGGAGTTACTACTGCCTGTCAATTGAGAAACAAAAGAACAGGCCAGTCGGCTAATGTATCTGCGGTAACTTCTGAGACAGAGATATCATTAAGTAGTGGCATATTTACGCTAGAGGACCCATACGAAATAACAAAGGCTGTCACCGTGGGAGTGACGCCAACGATAACATGGGATGGAGCTGTGAAAGCTGGAAGTGGTTCTGCTATAACTACTGACACTACCTACACGTTTACTAAAACATCATCTACACCTAGAAGGCTAAACTTAAATATGGCTTACCCATCAGGGTTAATTGGTCAGTTTAAGGTTACCGCCCCATGCCCATCAGCAGACAGGCTTAATGTATATAATATTCTTCTCACTAGCAACGAAAAGGCTGCTTCGCAGGTTGGATACGCATTATCAAGAATAGAGAGTGGAGGTTATTCTGTTTTAGAAGGAGGCCAATTTAGTTGTGGTTCGGGCACAGGAGTTGTGGTTAGTGAATTTATTGCTACTGCTGGGTTGCCTGGCAATGGCGTAATTCCTGCCGTTGGAGACACTATAAGAATGGCTGCTTTCAATACTGAGTCATTCACCTTAGATGATATGACCACAAGCACTAGACACGACTTCAAACATTTGTTATCAAACACCCAATATGCGGCTTCTGACATACAAACTATATTATCTGGAGCAACCACAATATCGACTGTTACCGCAAACGGTGCAGGCAATGGATACTTTGGTGAATTTACTTTAAGTTCTAGACCTGCGGGACACGACCATTTATATCTTGTTTGGGATTTGAGAAATACTGTTACTGGAACGTTTAATCAAAAAGTGCCTGTGACATCTTTCGATGATGACCTTTATGACGTATGCTGTACGGGCTCATCAACAGGAACTTACTTTATAGATGCAGACGACAAAAACAAAGTTACAGGCGTGTTTACAAACGCCAACATGTCTACTCTAGCTTCAGACGGACTATATAGCTTGGGTAATGGTGTGGCGTACTATATGAATGGAGGGTCATTTGGGGGAACAGTATCTTGCCCAACTTGTGCTGAACTATGTTCCACATTTAATGAAAGCGGAGATAACGTGTTCCCTAACCAAGAGCTTTACAACTTCCCAGTTGAACTTCAAGCAGCCACAGGGGCAGTGATTGTTAGATTAAAACCAAGCAGAACAACAACGGGTGCGTTAGCAACGGGCATAGACTATGCGGGTAATATGATTGCAAGTTTAGGCACTAATACCGTAAACTCTTACACATCATCCCTTAATGGATTTGTAGAGAAGTTCTTTTCTTATAACGGGGTTGTTGCTCCACTACCATCTTCAGGGACTGCTACCATACCATTCACAATTAAAGACTGGGATGGCACTAATTACAACTTAAGCGGTACGCAAAACATAATTGTTAATAGCTCAGACGTAACTACGGTTACAAACGCAGCTGAATATGTGATGGTAATTCCTAAAACAACTGCTACGCCATCAAGATTGCTAATCAATCTTTTCTTGGTTAAGTCTCAGTTGTTTAACATAGATGTTGCTTGTCCTGCTGCACTACCATCATTCCAAATTGCAGGTCCTATTACAGTATACCACTCCACGTTTAGTGGGGGGACAGGAGGGACTCCTGCTCTTTACAATCATGTGTTTACAGACCCTAACGGAGCAACAAAGATTGCGGCTGGCACTTATAGTACAGTTGGAGTTACTGGGGTGTCTAGTATAGTAGTCGATTCAAATGGAATAATAACAACAGTAACACCATAATATGCTAATAAGAAAAGGAGATACAGGAGAAGAAGTAAGACAGATTCAGCAAGAACTAGATATCGAGGCTGATGGCGTTTTTGGCCCCATAACTGAGTCTGCTGTTATGAGGTTTCAGGTAGAAGAACATTTAGATGTAGATGGCATAGTAGGGCCTAAGACTTGGGCTGCTTTATTTGGATTGACCACAGACATTCAAGAGTCACTAGACAGTCAACACGGAATTGTTATTAACCATCACATACTACCAAAGGGTCAATACCTTAAAGGACCAACTAAAAAGGAATGGCTGTTTCTGCACCACACAGCAGGATGGCATAACCCATATCGCACTATCGACCATTGGGGCAGAGACAGCAGGGGGCGAATTGCAACCGAGTTTGTTTTAGGTGGCCCATCTATATTTAACGATGATTTCAAGTACGACGGTGAGATTGTCAAGTGTATACCCGACGGAGGTTATGCTTGGCATTTAGGAAGGAACGGATTTCAAGAGATGCACACAAATAGTGTCGGTATAGAGGTGTGTAACTTTGGATACCTAAAGAATGGGAAGACATACGCTGGACATACTGTCCACGAAGACCACAGGGTCGAGTTGTCAAAAGAATTCAAGGGGTACAAGAATTGGCATAGATACTCTGACGCTCAGATTGAGTCCCTGCGTAAGCTAATATTGTTTATTGCAGACAGAGACAACATAGATGTCAGAGAGGGTCTCCCTGCCCTTATAAAAGAAAAGGGGGCTGATGCCTTTGAATGGAACGAGAAAGCCTACTACGGACAAGTTAAAGGTCTTCTGTCGCATTCTAACACCAACAAGGGCAAGAGCGATATGTTCCCTCAAGAAGAATTATTAACCATGTTAACAGAACTATAATGGCATATACAGTTACATATACACCAACATCACCAGATGACAATGTGGGAGGATGGGTTTCTTTTTACTCATTTTCACCCGAATATATGGCTGGAATGAATAGTGATTTCTTTTCTTTTAAGAATGGCAATCTAAACATACACAATTCGGAAACAAATGGAAGGGCTACATTTTATGCGGAGGAACGAATAGATGGAGACTCATCAATAATACCATTTGTCACGCCAAAAATAAAAACTTGCTTCAACGAAACGCCTATAACATCTAAAGTGTTTAAGGCAATAAGGGTTCTTTCTGAGGTCGAAAATTCTTCATCTTTGCGTACTAGTCTTCAGACAGATATGAACTCAGGGACTACTGTTTCTTTCGTAAAAAAGGAAAACGCAGAATTTGCATACATAAGACAGGTAGGATATGGTGATGATGTTAGGTTTTTTAAAGGTGTGGGCACGGCTCCTGCCTCGGTAAGTTATTTTGGAGGAACTCCCACAGGCCTCATGTCGTCTATTGGATACACTGCTGAAAGCTCACCAGCCAATACTGTTATTCAGTATGAGTTAGGGTTTCCAATAAACACATCTATAAGGGTTAATGATTTGGTATATGTAAACCGAGTTGCTGTAGGCAATATCACTAAAATAATTAATAGAAAAGACAAGGTGGCAATAGAGCTATTTATCGACTTAACACTCCCAAATCCACCCACTCCTCCTGCACCTGGAGATTATATATCTGTAGCTGCAAGAGTTAGTGAAAATGAGTCTGCTGGTATTACAGGGCACATTATGGAAATGGACTTAAGTATTAACACACCATCTAGAGCCGAAGTATACGCCGTAGAGGCCGACTATATGGAGAGTAAGCCGTAGTTTTTAGTATATTTGTAAAATATACTTTTCTATGGCAAACGGGTTTAACAACTTTAGAGATTTCAATCTGCGTTCTGGAAGCCCCAACTTTGGGATGAGCGGCAATCTTTATCAAGATTACTTAAAAAATACAAACCCTCTTCTTTTTAATCAAAAATTTGGAGGACCATCATTTACAGGCGCAGGTGCAGGCGCAGGTATAGGCGCAGGTGCAGGCGCAGGTACAGGCGCAGGTGCAGGAGGTTTAGGATTACTAGGCAAGATTGGTGGTGCTGTAGGAGCAGCAATGCCTGTTATTGGAGCGGCATCTTCCCTTATAGGAGGAATCGTGAATTTTGCTAAAGCAATAAAAGACAAGAGACAAGCTCAGCAGGACACGATGCGGTCCAACAGATTAATTAATAAATCCATTGGCGAAATCACTAAACTCGAATCAGAAGAGTTAAGAATTGACAACACAGCCTTTGATGAGGCAATGAGGGCTAGTCAAATAGCGTCGGCACAGCAAATTGATGCGGCTCAAGCCGCAGGCCCCAAGGCTGCTCAGGCAACCGCACAAGCCATTCAAAGTGGAGTAGCGGCACAGCAGTTTGGATTAGCAGCTGAACAAGCCAAACAAATACAAGCTAGAGACGAAGCTGTTATACAAGAAAAACAGAATGTAGCCGCGCAAATGGCAAACCTTTATGGAAGCGAGTCTCAGTTCTTAAGAGAGCGTGCAGAGGGATTGAGAGCGGCTAGACAGAAAAACTTAGCAGCAGGAACTGCTGGGCTGTTTGGTATGGCTCCTGCACTTGCTCCAGGCGTACCACTATATGGGACGGAGGCGTATAACAATCAATTCGTATCGCAGGCGGGTGTCAATAATCAACAAACAGGATAATAGTGGCAATAAACCAAAATTTTCAGCAGCAGGACTTTTTCTCTAGGTCTCCTAGGGATGTAAGCAAAGACGTAGTAGATTGGTCAGAGATTACGGGTAAGTTCGTAGACTTTATCAATTTAGAGCGTGACCGTAGAATGGCGGCAAAGGCAGAGATAGATAAGAACATATCTACAACGCTTGCCACTATGGATAACCTAGATGTTGGTATGGACGTGGACTTCAACAACTTTATGTTTGAGGGAGCAAACAACATGAGGCAATACCTATTGACACAAGAAAAACTTCTAAAGAGTAATCAGATTTCAGTAGCTGAGTTTAAGAGAAACCTTACTAACACCGAAGGCTTGGTTACTAACTTCAAGAATTACACCACACAATACAATGAGGCCGTTGCAAAACGAGACCGAATGAGAATGGGTGTTGATGCAGAAGGTAATCCAATTGAAGGAGGCCCAATACTTAGTGAGGGAGACGGATGGCTTATGCAGCATACGGGTCGATATATGGACTTCGGAAATGCGGAGTTAGTCGTAGGAAGAGATGGCACGGGCGGCGTTGTATTCACCACGGGAGACCCCAACAGGCCATATGATATATCTAGCACTCAGTCAATGGGTAACCTACTCAATTTAAGTCAGCAGATGTTCACCGTGTATGATGTGCAATCTGATGTAACAGCGTTTGTTGATGAAATAGGTAAAGCGACTCAGGGTAACATTAGATTGAATACAACTAGTGAAAAATTTAACGAAGCCTATATTCCTGCTAAAAATGACTACATTGAATCAATAGTTGAAAACCCTGAGAAACTACAGTCGTTGGCATCTGACTATCTTCTTAAGGGCGATGACATCTACGAGATGTACACCACAGATGAATCAAAAATGGATGATGAAAATGCTCTTGTTTTTGTAACTCGTAATGGATATCTTATGCCAGCTATGAATAGCAAGGGGTGGGAGAATATCAAGACCAAGGCTAGGGAGTTTTTATCAAACCAAATAGATGTTCAGACAGAAGAAACAACTAAGTTTACTCAGGGACGAATTGACCCCGACAAGAGTGAAAAAGAACAATTAAATGCGTTGTATGGGGCAATGCAACGAGCTATTGAAACTGGAGATGTTTCATCTCTTAATCTTGCGGCGCAGGGGGCTGGGAATTCAATGACATTTGACCCTAGTACTGGTACAGCCACGTTTGGAGGCAGGCCATACAATGTGAATGACCCTGTAGAAAGAATGGAATGGTTTGAGGCGGCAGGTACATCAGCAACAGGCAGAATGGATTTGGCTGAAGAAAGATATAAGCGGGGAGCCTACGCAAGTGCCGCGGCAACAAACCAAGGAGGCGTAATAGAAGGATTACCACCTGAGTCATACGATGATGAAACTAGCAGTTCAAGGCAGTCTTCAGGGGCTGGAGCATATATGATTCCTACAGGCTCAGGAAGTGAGATAGCCTTTGAGTCAATTAATAATCCTAACGACCTAAAGCTCAATAGTGGATGGGATGCAAGCGCAGATGATGCGGGGCTTAGAGAGCAAGAACTTAACGATGCTTTTGGTTATTTATCAGAATTAACTTCGGGAAAAGCTGTTAAGGTTAAGGAGGAGGTTACTAGGAATGGTAACTTTTGGGTAGTAAAAGATGGTGACGGCATGGAGTTAGCAAGGATATCTGACGGCATAAATGGCGCTCAATTTAACAGCGAAGTATACGAAGCATACGAAGATATTAGACCTTTAATAGAGTAAGAATGGTTGAAGAAAATAACTTGAATATTCCTGGAGAAGGACAGGAAGGCACATCAAGTCCTGAGGAAATAAAAACATCTCTTGAGGAGGCCAAGGAGGAGAGTCAACAGGCCGCTGCAAAGAGGAGTTTTGAATTTAAGGTTAGCATGCTTCCATCTAGCTTTAAAAGAACATCTCCATTAACAGGCCAAACAATGCCTAATGCGCTTGGGATTCAAACATTAATATCTAACGTTCCTCTTTCTTTTAATAGGGAAAACTCTAATTCAGACCTCAATGCCTTAACATTTAATATTGAATCGGCAATGAACAATGAGTCCGTTAAGAAGGTAAGCGACAACATAGATAATAAGTATTCTGAAGATATAGCCCTTCTTGCCACTCCAAATTATAATTTTTACAACATTGCGGAAAACGCTTCTTTTGTATCTGAAAACATTCAGCGTCTTAGGTCAAAAAATGCACTAGAAAGAAACTCCGCCATTGTAAATTTGATGACGCCTGGTACATCGTCAGTTCCATATTCATTTGGCTATGAAACTATCACAAACGACGATGGCACAACTTCTGAAAAGTTAGTTTTTTACGATAACATAGACATAGCACTTAAGGGTGGAGCTAGGACAGAAGGAGCCTTGAGGTTTGGTACTTTTGACCCCTCATATGAAGCCTCTGGATTTACTCCATTTATGCCTATGCCAAGTGTCTTTTCTCCTAGCGGTAGACAAAGAACAAGAAGCACAATTAATCAAAGATTTATTGAGGCTAATTCGGGTAATCTATATGGAGCTGGGGCTAAATATAGAGAAGGGTTTAAATCTTTTGATGACGTTTATTCAGAATCGGGAGAGAGTATGTATACATTTTCTCAAGACGGGGAGTTTTTTACTCCTGCGGGATATAATGCATATGGACAAACTTTTTTATCTCCAACTTTAATTAACAACATTGACCAAATACAGGCACAGAACGATAGAATATTTAACTCTGAGCAGTTGTCAAATATTGAGAAATCATCACTTAATGTATTTAACACCGCAGATAATACCTCCACTCCAGTTCAAACATTTAACTTAAATAATGCAGGAAATTTAATTCAAGACGCAGGATGGACAGATGAGTCTGGTGGAGAAGGCAAACTGTATTCATTAGACTTTAATTCATTTAGGAATAACGTAATTCTTAAAGGTCTTGATGGTGGGAATGCCAAGAACAAAGAGGTTGATTGGTATGGTGAAAACGTGATTGAGTTTGAAGGCATTAGGGGAGGACAGGCTATGGATGATTTAGGCCAAGGGTTGGCTTTTGGAGCACTTCAGTCTGGATTAAATGAAGAAACTATTGTGTTTTTAAATCCTGAGGCTGGGACTCTTCAGTTTGTTAACAAAACAGATGAATTCAATGAGCAGGCATCAGCAACCGCTCTTAGACAAGGATTGGCTCAAGGGCTGCTTTATGACTATGCTACTGAAGGGCTTACTGACGAAGAGTTGGAAGAGTATTATAACTCTACCAACTTCATTATGGAAACGGCTCAGTTCTTGCCATTTATGGGCATAAACTCTAGCGAGCTGACACCTTTATTAAACTTTTATGAAACAGGCGAGTGGGACGAGTCTCAATACGGACTTATTGATACATACAAAAGAGGGATTACTGAAAAAATAGATGCGTTAAAGTCAAGCGTTGACCCATCAATTGTGGACCCTATGGATATGATACGCCAAGCATCGGCATCCGCTCCAGACTACTACTTTGACGTTATGGGTCAAGAGATGATTGCGTCTATAAAAGCAAACGGAGGGGAGGTTAGTGATGAGTTATACCAAAGAACACTATTTAATGGTAGAACGAATTTAACTAATGAAGAGTCTCAGGACATAATGGACGCTAGGATGGAGCTGTATGGTAAGTTTTTCGACAGTAAAGTTGATTGGAGAAACATTGCGGATACAATGCCGTCTTTTATAAATTACCTAGACGAAGCCTCGTCTCTATTTCTTGCGGGGCCTACTGGCGGAACAATTCCACTATTGAAATTTATAACAGGGGCAAGTAGAAAGAGAAAGCAGAGAAGAATACTAGCTGCGTCCAAAGACCTTGAAAATGAGGTTTTAAAAAGGTTAGTGGCAACTCATTATTTAAGCACTCTTGTAAACGTAACAGAGTCTTCTCCAGCGATGTTTGGAGGTCAATACGAAACAATAGATGGAGTTGTTTATGATGAGGTTCAAAGAGAAATATTGATAAACGCTCAGAGACAATTAGCTCAGATAGAAATTTTTATGCATGAGGCAATCACAAACCCTGAGATTGCAGAGCAGATGCTTGTTGATGCTGATTATACTCAATACCCTGAAATAGAAGAAACCTTAGAAGAAGTTACTAGACAAGTAAGGGGGGCCGAAATGGCAGCTGACATAAGCAGGTCAGGGTTACCTACAGGTGGACAAATTACACCTCTTGGAGCGTTTGGAGAGTTTGCAGTTTTTGATGCTACCGCAGAGTTAACCGATGCTGTTGTAAGTAATCTAGCCACTATACCAACATCATTTGGAAACTACCTATACGACGACAAAGCATCGGAATTATCTGAAAATTTTGAAGACGCAGGTCTATCGGTTGGATACGGACTAGACATTACTAACAAATCTGACTTTGAGAGATATGAAACAACTGACGCTAACGGCAAGATAGTTGATGTATACAGAAACACTGGTTCGGGGACTACCTATGTAAGTGTAGAAGGTGGCAAGCCATTTATGCTTCGCTCCACATTTGTGCCTACGGTTTTTGGGGAAGGTAGTTTTGTTGGAGCATCTGCACCGCTTGAGAGCAGGATAGGATACTACGCAACAAATATAATGGGTAGTGTTATTGGCTTTGGTGCAGTATCTAAGACGCTGAAAGGCCTTGGGGCTGCAACCTCATTTTTCAACAATAGTAAATACGTTCTTAGCCCTGCCACCAAACTTTATTTAAACATGGCAGGGTCAAACTTCTTGATGGGCTCTTCAAATTTAAACCCCAACAAGGCCTTTGGAAGTGAGTTGTTAAAGCTTGGAGGCTACTCTATGCTTCTTGCTTTTGCTCAAGGCAGATTAAATACGATAGAGGCTAGGCAGGCCGCAGGAACTCTTTTCAAAGGGACAAGAGCCACGAGAGGTGTTGACAGGGTAAAGGCTAGAGTTAAATCTGGGTTTGGCGAATACATAGAAGAATATGGAGCTGAAGGGGCAGCACAAGATATAGCCACGGGATTAGTTTCATTGGCAACAAAAGAAAAATTCGAGTCTCAACTTATTCAAAACATACGAAGCACTTTCTCAGACCCTGATGGACAGGCTCAGGCGCTACTTACATTTGGGATGGGGTATGTAACTGGGCAGGGGCCTGGTAATATGAGCAATGCAACAATAAATCTTATATCAGCAGACCCCATAGCCTACAAAGAAATTGTGGAAACATTAACCAATGCGGGTCTTTTGGATTTGGAGAAAAGGAATGCCTCTGTGGCGAATTCTCAGTACGTGTATAATGCTATGCAACAATATGTTGGTATGGGTGACATATCAAAAGATGCAATGCCTGAGTTAATTTCCCTACATATAAAGAAGACATTACTCGGCGAGGGTAAACTAGGCGAATCCGCACAGCAAGAGGTTGCAGAAGAAATATCTATAATAGAAGAGAGAGAGAAAGAAATATTAGAAATTAATAGGAATCAGCAGAACCTCAATAACAAAGGGGTGGCTTTTGTAATTAATGGAGTCGAAGCCTCTAAGGAGGAAGTGATGGAAATTTTAGAGCGACCAGGTGGATACAATGGGGAGTTAATAGATATAAACGACATGTCTGAGGTTGACTTAATAAACTCTCTTTACGAACAAAAAGATAGATATGCTCAAATAGGTGTTGGGAAGAAAAACTTAGGAGACCTTAATGCATTTAGGGATGAGGCTACAGCTTTGGATTACAAGACAAAGCCTAGTCAGGCTACATATGACGCATTGAATACTCAGTCATTAGCGGCACTTGAGTCGTTGACCAAGGTATATCCAGACCTAGATATTATTGTTCACGACAACCAGGGAGACTTTTTCTCGGCTACAGGCAGTAGAGGAAGAGGGGCTTTTGACTCTGAGAACTCAGTAATACACATTAATGCTGCTAAGGCTGACTCGACCACCGTACCCCACGAAGTTTTTGAGGCGTTCATTTCTCTTGGAGCATCAAAGAATCAAGGCATCAGAAACGAAATGATTGACTTAGCCAACGAGGTTATGGAAAACGTTGATGAGGCTACAAGGGCTCAGTTAGAGACATTTGTTTCAATGTACTCTGAAGGCGAGGCTTCGAGGGAAACTCTCGCTCAGTTCTTTGGCATATTGTCTAACAATAGTAGCCCTGAGGTACAAGAGAAGGCTAGAGGATTCTTTTCAAACATAGGGAGCATGTTCGGTGTGAGTAACAAGTCTGTTCAGGGGGATGGCGTTATTTCTTTAATGGAAAATTTAGCAGGCAAGGTTAAGACAGGAGAACAAATTACTGAGGCTGAAATTATACCTATATCTAGCGAGACACAGACTCAGGCTATGGCCGCTCAAGAAGGAGACTTAGGTGCTCAGAAAAATAGAGATGAAGCCGAGGCGCTCAGAGAGAAAGTTGATGCCTTGGGTAAAGGTAAGAAGCAAGAAGATGGGTCTTACGTGTTTAGTGAAGTCCCACCAGAGGGTCTCGATTATACCGTTAAAAGAGGAGGGCCACTTAGATTAGGCAAGAAGCAATACATTGTTTCTGGAGAAAACTTTAATGCTTTTCGTCGTGAGAGCCTTGAGAAATCTGAAAGGGCTAAGGCAGGCTTTGAGGTTAAAATGAAATACTTGAATGGCGGGGTAAGGGCTCTCGATGACCGCGAAGTAGATTTATTGATAAAAACTCTTGCCTCTGAAGGTGACCCTCAATCTGCTGAGCAAGTATACAATGAAGCTCTTCGAATGGGTATCGGATTGGCGGTTGATGATGCAAATTCTTACGCAACAATAATCAACAAGGCTTACTCAGATATGGGTTCTTCTCAGCGTGTAAGCCAAGATTATATCTCTGATGAAGATGACTTCGCCGAATTTGTTACGCTTGCCCCTAGTGAGGCCACAACAGAAGATTATACCTCTGACGAACAGGTTGAGCAAATGCAAGAACGTTTGGCAAAGGCTAAAGAAGCACTAGAAGAAATCAAGGCCTCAACAGACGAGGACGTGAGTGTGACTGCGAACGAGAAGGTAGACAACATAACAGAAAAGATTAGAGCAGGCGAAGATGTCACCTATGAAGAATACAAGGAGGCTATCACACTATCTGACCCTGAAACAGCAGTTGAACTTTACAAGCAGTACGTCAACAAGAACGACCAAGTTGATGCAGACCTAGTCGCTACCATCAATGAGTCACTTGAGCAGATGGGCTCACCTATGCGTATTGACCAATATGGCGTTCAAACAAACATTGAGGCAGAGGCAGACCTTCAGGCTCAAGAAGAAATGAAAGCCGCCGTAGACGCTAGAGTCGAAGAACTAGAGGCTAGTATAGACGGCACAAATTCAGAAGCAGAACTTGTAGCAGAATCAGACCCCGAGGCTCCTATTGAAAGAATACAAGAGGAGGTCAAGGGAGTTATCGAGAAGACCAAAGAAAGGTGGAACGAGGAGAAGGCGATGGAAACAACTCTAGAGGAGCAGCAATACGAGAATGCCTTGGCGTATGCTAGAGGCACGAAGGCTTATCAGGAGGGTGACTCAGAGACTAGAGGCCAAATCATAGATATGGTCAAAAATGAAATGGGTGTCAGTCTTACTGAGACTCAAGGCAGACCAGAGAAAATGACTGGTACGGAGATGGTTGTTGACTCGTATGAGCAGATGAAGCGAGAACTAGAGCTTCAAGAGAAGGCGGGTAAATTGGCTGTAGGTGAACAGCAGAAAGCTGAGCGAGATATGATTGCCAAAATCAATGAGCAGTTCAAAAAGAATGGCATCTTCCTAACCCCTGCGCAGTCGAAAAGAATATACGACCTTGTTGCTAGAACTGATATGACCAATGCAGACGCTAGGGCTAGAGTAGAAATGGAGACGGCTAAGATTGTTAATCAAAACAAAGGGAAGGTTTTGGTTGACCAATTCAGAGCCCTTAGAGACCAATATAAAGCAGAAGAGAGGGCTGACAGGAGGGGTAGGATGGCTCAGAGAAAAGCCACTGCCACTGCTGGTCTAGATGCAATAGAAATGCTCAAGGAGGCTGGCGTCACATTGTCTAATGCTCAGACTAGGTCTTTACTTAGAATCCTATCAAACACAGATTTTAACAATGAAGTTCAAGCAGCACGGGCTGAACAGAAGATTGATAAAATGATATCTGACAAGAAGTTTAAGCAAGAGATGTCAGACCTAAAAAAAGACGCTTCTAGGGCCAAGGCAAACATCAAGAAGTTGGGCGCTGACGCAGAGGCCGCAGGGACTTTATCTTCTTTATTTGATGTTAATCCGTTAGACATTTCTACAGAGGAGGTGACTCCCACCTTTGATGAAAACGGAGATGTTTCTGGTGGTCAGCTTATTCCTGGAGAAAAAGTTAAGTATAACATGAGTCCCTTCCTTTCGGCTGAGGCAACAGTTATAATGCAGGATAAGGATGGTGTAGCCATTAGGCTTGAAGATGGCACTGAGATTAATGTAAGTAGGGACGATATAAGTTATACATACCTAGACAGATACAAGAGTATCGTGGATGCTATGAGTCAGAGAGGTAAAGAAATATCTCTGCCTGATAGGGCTATGATGATGAGACAAGCGGAGTCAATATTTAATAATGTTGCTGAAGGAGAGATTGCTATCAGCGATGCCGTGGCAAAAGAAGGTATGTCTGAAGCAGAGCGTCAGAAAATTAGTGATGAGTCATATAATTCATTCTCAGCATCAATAGACCCAGATACCGAGACTCAAGTCTTAGAAAACATACCTAATAAGGACTCTAGAAGCGTTGCTAGTGAAATATTTAAAATAACTGAAGAGGAGTTTAAAAGTTTAGATTTAAAAGACCAAGTGTTGTTGTCTAATGTAATAGATAACATTAATAATGGGTTTGTATCTAATAATGCATTTAATGTTCTACAAAAGGTAAAAGCCAACAGAACGTCTGATATGTTGTTGGAGAAAACTAGTGGCTCGTTACTCTCTAATCTTGCAGCTCCTATTGGAACTATTAGGACAGGCATATACAACCTGTTTGGGGGTAGAAATTTCTACAACCAAGCCTTAAGACTTAACGTAGAGACTGCTATAGATAGAATTATGGGTAACATAAATGATAGTAGTATATACAATGCTACCCTTGGCAAGTTAAAATCTGCAAATGAGCAGTACGAGGTTACAAGAAAAATGATTCAGTCCAAGTTAACAAAAGCCTCTAATTTACTTTCTGAGGGGTATAAAAAAGATGTAGCTAGGAACAGAAGAGCTGGGATAAAAGCTCTTGAACTTCAAAGAGAGTGGGAGTCTAATCCAGATAAAAGAGGTAGCAAAGTATTTACAGCCATTGAGTGGTTAGACTACAAGATAGCAAACACGCAGAGCGAAGCAGAAATAAAGAGACTAAATATAGTTAAAGATGGGATGATTTCTGTCTTTGGCATGGAGTACATAAATGGTAAGTTATCGGACGAAAATATAAGCGAGCAGGAAAGAGCAAAACTTCAAGAGCAGAAGGATGAATTAATAGAGAGATTTGGTAGCGAAGAGGCCGCAAGTAACGTTAGTTTCGAAGATGGATACAACGCTCTAGACTTAGACCAAAACTTTAAGGATGCATTTGATATAATTACCGAAGTAAACCAAGAGTTTGCTGAGCAGGCAATGACAGCTAGTAGCCTATACAGACCAGGTAGTGCTGAGGCGTACTATAATTACACTAGGCACTCCGTAGAGGGTGAGCAAGAAGGGATTGACCCTGCTAATAGATTCTCTGCGGATAGAATGAGCACTAGAGGAACTACAACATATGGTAGGTCCACAGGTCTAAAAGCAATTGACTTCGATGCTGTAACTACTGCGTACAATGCGGCGTCTAGCACTATGCTAGATTATTATATGACACCCGCAGTCAAAGAAGTTAGAATGGGTATTGAAGCCGCTATGGAAAATATTCGTCAAGAATACGACAATGACATATCTAGATATTCTAAGGATGAGAAGTATATAAAACTTGAGGGCTTATACACTACAATAGAAGAGGCTAATGATATTGTGTTAGCTAAAAATGAAGTGGGGACCTTTAACCGAATAGGTACGTTTTTATTATCTACTCAGGCGGGAGCTAAGCTCGCAAAAGGAACAAGATTTATTGCAGAGGGTGCTAGTAACTTTATGCATGCAATTGCTAAAACTCCTAGAGCAGGATTCCTTGGGTTAGAATTTATGGCAAGACATGGCATTATAAACTTACCAGGCACAGAAGGTAAGGCTATGACAACTAAATTCTTAGCTAATGTTGGCTCAACAGAAGTTCAGAGGTTAACGTCAGACGCTGATTTGGCTATTGCAACGGGTGGAGATATTACAGATAAAACATTAAGTTTAAAAGACCGTGAAAGATTAGGCAGAATTTATGAGACCTCTGGAGCTGAGCAGGTTGTTGAGGCAGGAAAAGATAAAATTAAAAAGGTCATGTCTCTATCTGATTGGGCTATGTCAAAACCTGACCGAGCGATAGGCCTACCCATTTGGTTTGGTTCTTTTGCTCAGCAATGGAAAAAGGTTACTGGTAGAGATTTTACTAATGAAGACTTCCAAAAGATAATAAACAACGATGAGGCGTTTTTGAGGGAGAATTCAGATGCCGTAAGGCGAGCGACTCAATTTGCAGATAAGCGCTCGATGGCTCAATCCGCAACAGTTACTAGGGGATACGGAGGGAAACTTTCATTTAAAAGAGGCAAAGGAGATAGTGATTTAGTTGCTGCTAGTAGAAGAGTTAACGCATATATGAGAAACTTTATGAGTTATGAGTATGAAAATATGGTTCAGGGTGCTTTAGCTATGGTGAAGAGTGGAGAAATGACTAAGATGGAAGGCGCTGGGGCTATAGCAGGAGGAGCAGCGAGAATGTATGTATATCAAGCGTTACTAACTGGATTAAAAAGAATGGTGTTCGGTGACGAAGAGGAAGAAAATGTTAAGAACGCAAAAATAGTAACAAATCCTGACGGCTCTGAATCTTATGCTTTTGAAAGTTATGACGACATACCTGAAGATTTGAGGGAACTAGGTGAGCCACTTCAAGGAGCCTTAGGATTCTACGTTGAAAAAGAAAAAGTAGATGCGTGGATGGAGTCTCAAGGAGACGTTTTTGGACAACAAGGTAGAAGGGGGTTAGGTCAATATGTCCTACAAGCCATTACTGGAGGAGGCGGTGGATTAGAATCCCAAGCAATAAACTTCTTGATAGACCAAGCGCTTATGGACGATGAGGCTATTGCGGCAGTGTTTAATACCTATGACCCTGAAACGCAGACTTACAATAAGTTTGAAAATTCAGTTGGGTACTCAAAACTTTCTGATGCGTTTGATGAATACAATGAGGGAGGACAATTCGATTTGGAAGAAACATTGTTTGCATTATTTACTCCACATATTGACCCATTGGCATCAAGAACTCAAAGGTATCTTGATATAAAGTCAAAGAAAAATTCTATACAAAACAGATTAGATGAAGATGCCTTGCTTGACGATTCTGACCCCAACAAGATGACTGATAAAAAGAGAGAGGAGCTTGAGGCTGAAGTTCAATCGCTAAAACAAGATGCAGCTGAATTTTTTGCATATACAATTGCCAATGCTTTTGTGTCTGCCCCTGTTTTAAATGACATAATAAATCAAAAGCTATCAGAAATAACAGATGACTTTTATGAGTCAGAAGCTAAGCCACCAGAGATTGTTGTGGATGAGGAGCCAGAGGTTATATTAGATGCTTTCAGTAAAAATAGAGCGAATCAAATGCTTGAAGATTATGGAACTGACAACAGGTTTAAAGCTATTAATGACCTAATACACAATAGTAAGTCTTCAAGAGGGGATGGGAATATTGCTCAAGAAATAATTAAATATGAGTTCCAGGGAGCCGAGGCGTGGTTGAATGAGTATGACAAAAAACGAATCGAGGCTGGAAGTCTTGATGATGTAAACGACGATTTAGTTTACGGCAAGTATCTAGCAGATGACATGACGATAAGACAAGTTAGGATTCAGATATATAATAACTTACCAGATGGACCTGAAAAGGATTACTTCCGAAAGTTAATATTTAATTAATCCATCATCACATTGATGGCAGTGTGGCCTCCGATGACTACGCCACAAGCGATGGCAGGCTTCTTATAGTTGCGAGCATAGGCTTGAGAATAACTTTCCCTATCTATGCCACAGCCCACCTGCATAGCGAAAATATTTTTATCTTGACCACATAGATGCTCGACATAACACTGCGTATGGATGTGTCCTTGTACGCAACTAATCATATCATTCTTAACTCTAGTACGGGCAGTCCCCCCTTCGCCATGTACGTATTGTACACCATCAATAACAAATCGGGGCTGCCAATCCCAGTTAGTGCCAAGCACTTCATTGTAGGATTTAATCCAAGCCTTAGGTATGTTAGATGAGAACGCTTTGCGGGCTATGAGCCTGTCATGGTTGCCTATACAAACCGTGGCGTGCCTAAACGCCTTGCTCCACTCCTTAACCTTCTCTATGGCAAAATCAAGCTCCATACCACCTGATAACCCATTGGGGTCTGTCTCATGGTATGAGGCATAGTGATTATCCACGATGTCCCCACAAAAGTGTACGGCATTACAGTTAAATTTTTGATAAGTCTCTACGCAGAAATCAAGGTATCCTGGTAGACAAAAAGGTTCGTGAATATCACCCACTACCAATAAACGTTTCTCGTTACTTGTGAGGTTGTTGTAAGCGGCTAGTTTTTGCCCTCTCAGTCTAGGTCTAACTTCAGTCATTTTCTATGGATTTCAATATGTCGGTAATCTTGGCGCAGAGCACCTCAACCGCCTCGTAATCCTCGTCCGCCCAGGCTTCGTACAAATCGTTGACAAGGTCGTGAATCTCTTCCATCGTTGTCAATATGTGTAGAAACCTGTGTGCGTGTCGTATCATTACCTATCCATTGCCCTGACCATAGTATCGCCTAAAGTTTTATCTATCCTACCTACACCCTTGTATATCTTTCTAGATGCCACCTTGACGCTTTTGATTTCTTCTTTTGTAGAATCAAGGCCTAGGTTTGTATACATAATACAATCCATTTCTAGTAAGGCGTCTATCTTGCGCCTGTCAGACCAAGTCTTATACCCGACTATCTTGTCAATCTTAGACTCTATGCTCTGATTCATTGTCACAATTTATTGACTTATTGTCAAAAGATTCCAGCAACTTTTCAACAAACATTATTTTTTTGCCTATTGTTGTGAACGATTCCAGCTCGTTTAGTATTTCAAGCGCACGGTCACGGGTTGATCTCTCCTCCTCCGACTCAACTCTTGAGAGGGTCTCCATGTAATCCACAACATAAGAGTCGTCCGTGTGCATGAAACTCTCGTGAGTCTTGAGGCCGTGTATAACCGTTGAGTGGTGTCTTTTAAATAACCTGCCAATCTCAGCCAGCTTGGCGCTGTACTTTGCGTACAGAATGTTAAAGGCCATTGCCCGCACCCTTACCAACTCGTGCTTCCTTGAGTGGCTTTTTATATCGCTCATGGCTAGGTTGTGAACCTCCGCAACCCTCTCCACAATGTTATTGAACGTTTCAGTTCTCTTCGTCTGTAATTTCATTTATCGTTTTATTTGAATTTAAGTAATCTAAATATTCGTCCGAACTTATCTCGTCGATATTCATTATATAAAATGGATCCTCCCCATCGTTAAAGTATTCTAGCTCAAGGAACACATCCTCGCCATTGTCGTCTCGGACAATAAACCCAACGCTGTTGGGCTCCGTGTCCGTTGTCTCTAGCGTGTCAGCATTCGACGCAACAATGCTCATCGCAGAATACCTAACGCTCTTTGGAAGCGATATTAGCTTCTCTATTAAGAAATCATCTATCTGCACCATAGACCTCAGTTTTACATCCGTGTCTTTCGAGTTCTCCGAGTCTGTACTCCTGTAATTTTGATAGTTTCCCATTCTTAGTTTTGATTTCAGAAAACAAAACGCCCGAGTTAGGTGGTATCGCAATGAGGTCAGGAATGCCATTCTTGTTAGTCTTTATAAGTTTAATAACGTAATAACCATCAGCCTCGAGCTCCTTAATTCTCTTAGATTGTATTTGCTGCTCTCTCATGAAGCTGTATAGACTTAAAGATAGGAAAAACTACCTGAGGAACTATCGCATTCCCGTAGGCTTTTATTGATTCTTTTCGCCACCTAGGAAAGGTAATACCGTCCAACTCTCTGGGAATCCCATCATTTCCTCCACAAATAGGGGATTGAGTTGGGAATTTTTCGAATGATATTGGTGGTCTTCTTGAACTTTGTGATATATATTTCGCATCATATGTTTTCTCGCCTTGTTGTTGTTTATGCTCGTTGGGGGATATGCTCCTTTCCAATCGGTCGCTGTCGGTGTGGGTAGCATCCCGTTCTCCACTACGTCCCTGAGCTTCACTCCCCATCGCTCGCCCTTCTTGTTCTCCCGATACCATCCGTTGCCGTCGTTCTTCACTCCGCTGGCCTTGCCCCCTTCTACGTCCGTCGTCCGTGGTGTCGGTAGCATTTGGTTCACCTG